CTGTGGCGTTAGCCATAATTTGTTCCTTGTGTTAATTGAAAATTGATTAGCACTTCAACTGCCTTTCCTTTCTCAAGGTGTTATCCCTCGCAAGGGGCAACTTAATATTGAGAAAAACTTAGAAGTAATTGAATAATAACAGTTATTTAACTTTTTATCTAAGAGCTGAATTGTCAACTCTATCTTTGTTTTGTCGTGTTTTATTCCAAGCATTTACCTGTGCTGCTGTAACACCTGACGGTAAATAAGATTCATCACCTGAACTTAAATAAGCTTGAGCCTTCATCCTTTCTGCTCTACCACTAGGAGACCACGGACCTGTGTTCTTTTTCTTTTTAAATTTTGAAAGTAAACCAGGCATAATTGTTACCTCTTAGTAGAAAAGACATCACTATCAGCCATACGAGCATAGACGTTCTCTGTATAAGTAACATCTTTTCCATATCTAGGATCTTTCATAGCAGCTTGTACTTCAGCAGAAGATCTAAATGGTGTAACACCACTTTGACCAGACTTACCACTTACTAAATCAGGTTCAGTTCCCATAGCATTTTTGTATTGTGAATAAAGACCTTGTACACCCCACTTTATAGCGGTGGCATTTCCTTGTTCTAATAAAGAATTGAAATCATTTAAGTCTGACTCTGGTAAATTCTGAGTAGCCCAAGATTGAAGCTTGGTATATTCAGCATCACCACCAATAGAATCTTTAATAGATTCAATTTGTTGACCAGCGATAGCAGCAGCTCCTTCAGCATTACCTCTTAGTCCATTGAGATAAGTGTCAACAATAGTTTTAGAAAAACCTGCTTCTCCTAATTTGGAATAGTCATCTTCTGATATCTCACTAGTTTCTTGGAAACGTTTAGAAATATCTTGGACATCAATTCCAACTTCTTCTAATACTTCAGCTAAACCTTCACCATAAAATTCCTTAGCATCAAATTCTGATTCTTCTTCAGTTGTTTCTTCTGTTGAAGCTTCAATTTCTGATTCAGTAGTCTCTTCTTTTTGACCTAGCTTCCCTTCTAGTTCTTTATAAGAAGCAGCAAGATCTTCTACTGATTTAAATTTACCAAGAATAAGACCATCATCATCAGTCTCATTTTTAGCAAGAGTTTCTAAATCCTCTCTAGACATAGGAGGAGTTTCCTGTGTAGCTACTTGTAATTCAGCCATAAATTAACCTTTAGAAGTTGAGATTGTGTTTCCTTTTCTAGTCTTGTATTCGACCTTTTGTGATGTATCAGTATTAGGTTCAGGAGAAAGTCTACTGACTACAGCATTAGCTGAAGTATCTTCTACTGCTTTTGGTGTTTCAACCTTTGGTGTTTCAACCTTTGGTGTTTCAACTGGTTTAGTTGGTTCAGACTGCTTCTGGGTTGGCATCGGTTTGCTCCGTTAGTTGTTGTGCTTGGGCATTGTTTTTAGGATCTAATAAAGGAGACCCTAAAGCAGCTGGCCCAAGATGTTGGATCAGCTGTTGTTGTTGTTGAGCTTGTAGCTCTTGTGCAATTTGTTCCTGGGACTTAACTAAGTTAGCTGTATCTATACCAGTTGCATTAGCTAAACGTTTAATAGCTTCATCGACATTTACGTATTGTCTCATAACATCTGGTCCTAAAGCCTGAGAAATCGTAGCAATAAATTCTACTAACCTAGCTCTATCATTACCTCTACCAAGACCTTGAAGACCAGTGACTATCTTAGGTTTGACTATCTTTTCTGGTAACTTAGGAGCTTTACCACTGCGAGTAAGCATATGCATTCTTCTTCTTAAATATGGCAGCTGAAACTCTTGAGTCAGTATTGAATATATTCCTCCCAAACTATTTTCTAATTCATTTGCCATGATAGAAACTTCTGCTGCTGTCACTCTTTCTGCATCTCTTTGTACTGACCTAGCCATTAAGAAAGCATATTCAAGACGACTTTCTATACGTTGAATAGCAGAAAAACTAACTTGGAAGTCAGCACCTTTATTTACTTGCAGAACAGAAACATCATTAGCAGATCCTTCACGTATTGCACCATTAGGAGCCTTAGCTAAAGTTGCAGCTCTAGTAACACCATTAGGATTAACAAGGAATAATGTCTTAGCACTAGCAGCAGCACCTTCAATTATTGCTTGCATTAAAGACTCAAGACTAATTAAATCTCCTTTGTACTCAGTGACATATCCATCTCCATAATCAACTCCATCTCTTCTAGTCCAGCGTAATAAAATCCAAGGAGATACATCAGCTTTTGATTTACCATCAGTGCCAGGAATCCTTTCGCCTTTACATTCTTGGAACCAAGTAAACTCATCACCATATCTTTTTATACATGTATAGATATCTAAGTCTTCGTCATAATCTTTACCGTCATAATTATCTTTCTTTTTAATTTGTTCTAAAAATTTATCTGGTAAAGCTTGAGGATGAACTGTCTCCTTTGTAATAATTTCTAAGACATTACCAACATCATCACGTTTACAAACATATCTATCTAAGTGATAAACCTTTAAACCTTTGTCAGTTAAATAAAGAAGAACATTACCACCAACTATTAAATGCTTAAGGGCTTCAAACATAGCAACCCTGTCATTAGATATTTCTATCTCATTCATCAATGCACTTTCTATAGTCTTTAACCCTTTATCTATTTCAGTTTCTAATCCTTCTTGTCCTTCCTGAAGCAAAGCAAGACTATCAATACTTAACTTGAAGAAGGGAGTAGAAGGAGGTAGAAGAGCAATTAATAATTTACTTGCTAACGAATTAGTACCTCTAGCTCCTACTGCTTGGAAGGGAGTTTTTATCTTTGCGTGTTTACCTACAGTTGATTCCGGTATTAAAGAAGGAATCGTTAATTTAGAAGCATCCTTTGCTTCCCTTTCATAGGGTGCACGATCACTTACTAACTGTTCATATCGACCAGCTGCTGTTTGCCCTATAGCAAGATCCATAATTAGTACCTGAGATTTTCCATTGTTTTTAATGGAATCCTTAGTGAACCTATACCTGTATTTTTTCCACCACCACCAGAAGAACGTGATTTTCCAGATCTACGGCCTTTTCTGTTTTTACCAGTGGTTAAAGAACCTGCTGTCTTCTCTGGAGCAGGAGCAAGTGGCCTTGGATCTGGAATCTTTGGCATCTTTGGTCTTCCTAAGCACATTAGATTTGATGCTCCAAAACGTTAGTTAACATGTTATCCCTTTGACGTTGTTGTTGTTCAATCAAGTAATCAACAACAGATCTTTGACCTGCCCTAAACCAAACCTCTCTATCAGATAAAGATAAGTCTGGGTGTCTTTGTGGGTAATGACTGTCGAGAGCGTTAAGCAACTCGTCAGTTAATACAGGGAAAGGGATGTGTTCAGATTTATTGTAGTCCACTTTAAGAAAGAGAGTATAGCAGAAATAAAGTTATCAATCTTCTGTTGCCATCAAATATTCTATATACATTTTAGCTTTTCTCAAATCTTCTTTACCTCCTTTCTTGTACCAACGTGAAATGTATTTAATAACATTGCCTTCACAGTACCCCATATTATTTTTCAATATGTACTCAATTGGTGGGATAGGAAAGTCGTAATGTTCAGGTTTAGTTACGGGGTCCATAGTTCTACCTCTTTGGTTTTGTAGTTGAAATCTCCTTCTCGAAGAATGCGAGAAAGACGAGCTGTTAATAATGCATCAGTAAAAGTTTGTTTCTTTTTTTCATACGCCTTTACTACTTTGTCCCACATATCAGGCAAAGTTTTTGCATCACCTAAAATCTTATCTGCTGTAACAGGACCACAACCAATGAGTCCTTTGAAATTATCTGTAGTATCTCCAGAAAGAGCTTGAGTCATCCAGTGTCTATCAGCTTTTTTCTTGGTAATTAATTCCATATCATCACCAGCAATAAGAGTGCAAGGAACAGTTCTCATATCTTTATCAGGAGAAACAACAATAGGATTTGAATATCTTTTAGATGTAGCAAGAAGACCTAATACATCATCACCTTCTAAACCTGTATAGGAAACTGACTCATATCTCTGTGAGATCTGTTCAATGATTGCGTATAAAGCTAATGGTTTACGTTTGTTTTTTCTATTGGCTTTGTAGTCAGGAAATATCTCATGTCTAAATGTTGGGTACTCAGTAAAGCACATGACCACATCATTTTTATCATCAGCAATGGCTTGGTAATACTCAATTCGACTATCAATCATTTCATGTATATCTCTTTCATCACAGTGAAGAGTATGTAGATGGTCATCCCACTTAACATCTTGCTCACAACTGCAACAAGAAGAATAAATTAACCAGTCAGCATCAATTAATAAGGTCATGGTTAAGCACCAAAATAGGTGGACATAGGAATAGAAAGACGACCAGTATTTTCGTCATACAAAAGCTTGTCTATTGGTCCAGTAGAACCAGTATGTCTGTTCTTTAATATTCTTAGCTGCATTTCAGATCTTTCAGCAGCATCTCCTTGTTGATTTCTTTCAGCAGAAATACATAAATCAGATAGCTGAAGAATTGCAGAACTTCCTCTTAAATCTGAAGTAGAAACTTGTGATCCCTGCTCATGGGAAACACCTTGTGGTCTTCTTAAATGAGAGACAAGAATGATAGCGACACCAGTACTTTCAACTACCTGTCTAAGTTTTGTACAAGTAATATCAATAGCTCTTCTCTCATCTACATCAGCTAATCCAGAGATA